TTTTGTTGCACCCTCATTTATTGCATTTTGAATTGCAATAGTATCGTCAGTTATTCCATCTCCAGTAGCTCCATAGTTTTTTACATTAATAAAATTATTTATGTTTTCATTAATAGCACTAACCAAGTTTGATTTATTTTGTGTTTCTAAATCTTTTAATAACCCTATCATATTTAGTAGTTTACTTGCTACATCTTCATCTAATATTTCTTTTATAGCATCAAACCATGTATTAAATTCTATTTCTGAACTTTTGCTAAACGCTTGCAACCAATTAGCAAAATCATTATTAAATGTCGCTATTTTATTTTGTAATTCCAAATATACGCTATTAAAATCTAAGTAGCTTCTGGTATCAAAAAAATCAGTTATAACATCCGTATTAGCCTTTTTTTGAAACCTAGCAAACTCATATTGATATATTCCTTTTTCTCTGATTATATCTTCCTTTACTAAATTTGGATAACTTCCTTTTGCTCCAATTATTTTGAAGCTACCTTGTGAAAAAACAGTTTCTGAATTATTTTTATTCAAATCTATTTCACAAATTACTCTACAATGCGTATTTTCATCTTTTGAAACACTTAATGTTATTTCATCTGAAACATTTAATAATCCTCCTTGAATTAAAAAATATCCAGTATTAATAAGTACATTTGTATTTTTATTTTCTATTTCGCAGTTTTTCATTATATTATTAATAATTCCCTCATGACCATTTAAAAAAGTGTTCATAAACACTCTCCAAGCCTCATTTTTAAATAGTTGTTTACAATATGTGTGTCCCTCTAGCATGTTATCTCCTCCTTAAATTATATTTATCAATAAAGTTTATTCTTATATTTCCTAGTTTTATATTTATAAAATTATTGTTTTTATATCTGGATATAGCCGAAATATAACTTTCTAAAATATTTTCATTAATTTTTATTTTTACGTTTTTTCTTATTTTAATATCTTTCATATCTATTAGTTTTGTATTTTCGTTAATCTTGAATTCAATTAAATGATTATATTTATTAACCTTAAATATATTGAGAGCTTCTTGATAAGCTTCATCTTCATTTTCAACGAAAATTATATCTTCACTTCCAATTACTCTATTTGAATCATTAATATTATTAGTTACTGTTCGATTATTTAACAAATACCAGCTATTAATATTGGTTTCTGTTTTTACTGTTACCTTTGATATTACATCTAAATCATAGGTTTCTACAAAATCTATAATGTCACTGACATCTTTATCTATAAAAATTGTTTCTTCCTCTTGCATATATATTGTTATATTTAATTTATGAGTTTTACTATCATAATTAAAGTCAAATTTTATGTTGTAATTTTGTGTACAATTATTCAAAAAAGTGTGCAAGTTATATATCCCATTTTCATTACTTGGTGTAAAATTTAATTTCGTATGAGTTAGTATTTCAATATTTAAATATTCAATATTTAGTATTGCATCTACATTATTTATATAATTGTCTTGAATGGTATGTAATATAAAGTCTTCCAATCCATCACTAGAAATCAACCCTTGGTTTTGAAGAAGTACTTTTTTATCAAACATATTTAATATATACTTAATTTTTATTGTTCTCACACCATTTTCTTTGAAAATATCAGCTACTACACCTTTATAATTTAAATCATTTATAAATACAAAATCTCCAATATTATATTCAAAGTCTTTAATTGTCTTTATGATAGAAACTGCATTAGTCTCCTCATCTTCAAGCACTTCATAGTCAATTATTTCAAAAAAGGTTTTCGTTTTGAAATTATATTTATCTAAAACAATACCTATCATATCAAACTCCGTAATAAAATTCATAAATGCTGACATATCCACTTGTAACTTCATTTTTCACATTTATGCTTATTTCATAAGTATCACGTTCTAATTTTGGAAATATATTTTTAGTAATATCAATATTTTCTTCATTAAATAAATTAATTATCTCTTCATCTGCCTTTATTAATTGAATATATAAATCATTATCTAGATTTGAATACATGAATTTATCACCTGTGTTTATATCTAACTCAGAAAAATCTAAAGTTAAGATGTCTTCCTCTTTTGAATTTTTAATAGTTATTGTAAGCTCTATTAAACTATCATTTAGTTCTATTTTAAACATTGCTGGAGTATGCCCTTTGTTAGTATAATGAATTACTTTAGCCCCATAATCTATTGTTCTACTATCCCAAATAAAATCCCATCGCATTTCATCTTCATCGTGTGCCATATCAAAAATATTAGTATTATCTAAATACCATAATCCAACAAAATCTAAAACAATATTTTCGCTAAGTAATTTTGTTTTGTTTTTTTCGCTTTTTGTTAATATTTTTATTCTACATTCTCTATAATAAGTTTTTTTGTGGTTTTTAAATGGTACAACATATTTGAGTTTTAAACTTTCAGATTCCATAACAAAATTCACAAATTTATTATAATTATCATAACTTGCAAAATTTAAAACAGCATCAAAACTAGAAGCAATAATTTCACTATTTTTTATAATAAATGTATTACCCAACAATTCTAAATCATTTTGAAAGCTTAGACCCAAATTTTTGGGGTCAGTTAAAAAACAATACTCTTTCAAATTATTTAAATCGAACAATTCTTTTTTTTCATTTTCTAAATAAAATAATCTTACCATGTACTATCTCCCATCTTTCTTGTTATATAATCAAAGGCAACATCTAACTCGCTAGGACTTAAAGATTGAGGATAAAAATTGATAACATATTGTTTGCCAGCACCCATAGAGATAGCCAAATCATTACCACTTAAAGAAGATAGATTCATTTTTGGATTTACTTCACTCATCACTACCCCATTTAAATCACTCATAGCATCTTGAACAGATGATAAGCTGTCTTCTATTCCCTCTGCAACGCCTAATCCTAAATTTAGTCCAATTTCATCTCTAAATAATGTTGATGGTGATTTAATTCCAAAAAATGATTTGATTCCATTTAAAATTGCTTTCCCAAATCCTTTAATTTTGTCAAGTATCCATGATGTCGCATTGCTGATACCATTCCATATTCCTTTAACTAAATCTAACCCAACAGTAGCCATACTTTTCAAGCCCTCACCTAATCCCTTGACTAACGCAACAATTATTTGAGGTATCTTTGATACCAATTGTGGTATAGCTTTAATCAGACCTACTGCTAATTTAATAGTCAATTCAACTCCCATTGCGATTATTTTAGGCAAGTTTGTTGTTATCGCTATTATAAGTTTTTCAATAATAATAGGTATCTTATCTATTAATTGAGGTAGAGCCAATATCAACCCATCAGCAAGGCCAATAATTAATTCAATGCCAGCGTCTATTAATAAATCAATGTTATCTAGAAGTGTTTCAACCATTAATAATACGGCATCTATTATTGTCGGAATTAATTCTGGTAAGCTTGATGCTATTCCCTGTACTAAAGAAACAATCATTTGAATTCCCATTTCAAGTATCATAGGTAAATTTTGAACAATAGTTGTTATTAGCGTTTGCAATATTTGCATTACTGCAGTCATAATTGCAAGCATATTACTTTGTAAGCCTGATATTATGGAGGTTAATATTTTACTTCCTGTTTCTATAAATTTTGGCAACTGTGTTATTATATTTTCCAATAATTTTGGTAGTACTTCTAAAACACTACTGGCCACTTGTTCAATTACTGGTAAAATATTATCTGCTACTGTTAATGCACTACTAACAACATTATCTATCAATCCTGTTAAGTCCGCATTACCATCTGCTAGCCCTGTTAATAGATTCTGCCAAGATGACTTCATCGCATTTACTGAACCCGATATTGTAACGCTTGCCTCTTTAGCAGTAGTACCTGTTATGTCAAGTTCGCTTTGAATTACATGAATAGCTTCATAAACATCTTTTAGACTTGAAATATCATACTTCACTCCACTTAACTTTGTAGCATCAGCGAGTAATCTTTCCATTTCACCTTTAGTACCACCATACCCAAGTTTTAAATTATCTAACATTGTGTAATTTTGCTTGGCAAAACCTTGATAAGCACTTTGAATGCTACCCATAGATGTTCCCATTTTATTAGCGTTATCAGCCATATCAGTAATCGCCATATCAGCTACTTTCGCAGATTTAGCAGTATCACCATCTAAACTTTGTAAAAGGCTCGCAGAAAATGAAGTTACTGTTTCCATATACTCATTTGCAGATAATCCGGCACTTTTATAAGCATTATTCGCATACTCTTGAACTTCTCCAGCACTTTCTTTAAATAGTGTTTCCACTCCACCGATTAACTGTTCATAATCAGCAAAACTTGATACAGCTTGTTTCCCAACATCTAATATTGCTCCACCAACTTCTTTCATAGCGTTACCAATAGCTTTTATTCCACCAATTATGGCTTCACTTATTAAATTAGCTTTAATCAAATCACCAAGTTTTAGCGTACCTGTTCCTGCATCTTCTGTTGCTTTTGTATAATCATCTAAACTATCACTATTCTTATCTGTTGCAGATGCACTATCTTTCATTGCTTCTTCATTCGCTTTAACTTCGTTTTCCATCTTAACTAGTGTTGTTTGTGCTTTATTTAGTTCTGTTTGCCATCTATTAGTTGTAGTTGAATTTTCTCCTGTTTCTCTTTTGGCATCTTCTAAAGCTTGTGAATAAACACTAACCACTTCTTTTTGTTTATTAATTTGGTCTTTAAGCACATTATTTTTTTTAGTATAGCTATCTATTGAAGTATCATTTTTACTATATTGAGCTGATACTAACTGCATTTCACTTGATAATACTTTCAATCCGCTAGTAATTTCACTTAATGCTTTTTTATATTCACTTTCTCCAGTTAACTTAACTGTTCCACCATAAGCCATGATATATTACCTCCTTTCCTTATGCGTATTTATCAGGTATCCATTCTTCACTCTCTTGAATTTTCTCTTCTGATTCTTTATAAGTAATTTTTTTAAGTCTAAAATCATAGTCATTTTGATAATGCTTATATAACTTGTAAAATTTTTTAAATGTCATGTGTCCGACTTCTTTTTCACCACGATTTAACAGACACGTTCCGACATATAAAATCCACGAAAAATCAATTATTATATCTTCTTCGTGGATTACTCGTTTTTTTGGCTTTCACCTATTTTTGTTGATGCAATGACATTTTCAGTAATTGCTCCTGCTACTTTTGTCATTCCCAATGCTGTTATAAGGCGACCAATTGTTTTGTTGTTAACTAATGGGTTTTCAGTATTATTTAATTCATTTGCTACTTCAATTCCCTCGTTAATCATTTCACCTAAGCCAAATTTCAATGCCTTTATATTTGGTTCATCCTGCTTAGTTAATTCCATCCATTTCTCAAGCGTTTCATATTCATCTTGTATTAATTCCATAACATTTAGTGTAAATATCAATGGATATTGCTTGCCATTATATTCAATATAAGTAATTTTTTCTTTCATTATTTTTCCTCCTCATATAAAAATAAAGGTGAGCGTTTTATTTCTCACCTTTGTTGTTACTAATTCTAATCTTCTTTGGGTGCCATAAGTTCATCAATATAACTCTGTGCAGCTTCTACTGTTTCAAATTCAGCAGTTCTACTCCAAGTTCCATCAGGTAAAGTAAAGAATTTACCATCCAAAGTTGAGGTTCCGAATTCTATATTTTCACCTTTTGTTTTTTCTTCTGGTAAATTAGATTTGAATTGAACTTTTGATAAAAATTCTGCTTTATACCTAAGTACATTATTAACTATTTTCGTGATGACTCTACCATACCCAATGAATGGTGCAACATCATTACTATTTCTTACAATTTCATTTGTTGTTTCATTATAAGAATGTCCTAAAACTTCTGCATAAGTTTGTGGTTCAACTTCTGTAACATTAGTGTTTACAGTACCTCCTGTAACAACTGATGCATTTTCTGCAATTTCATCATCACCAAATAAAGTAGATTCTGCTACATTTGGTGTTACATTCGAGCTAATTAATTTACCTAATGTTTTTGCTCCTGTGTACTTACCATTCTCATCTATTGGAGAATATTTACCATATTTTAATCCTATTTGTGCCATTAATTAACACTCCTCTCTTTTTGAAATGTTGCTGTTTTATGAAAAAAACATGTATCTTCTTCATACATGTCAGGACTATCACCAATCCACAGCCAACCATTTATTTTCATTATTTTTTTTACTTCTTTCAAAATATTTAAGAAATTTCCTTTTGTAAAAATATCAATATCATATTCAATTATGCTTTGTAGTACCTCATCATCACCACTTAAAGCAGCATTGTCTGCTATACTTGCATAAGTTAAAAATGTATTCGCTTTTCCTTTATAAAAAATAAAAGCTATTGGAATATCAACGCTATCGACTTTAAAATCTTTAAATATTGTTTCTATTTCATCATTCATTTGCTACTCCTTTGGTAAATATTTTTCTTGCTTTTTGTTCATAGCTGCTTCGATTTGTTTTCTATTGAAAGACTTTCTAAAAAAAGGCTTTTTAGCCTCTCCTCTTGATGTTCCAAATTCCCTGGCTTGGGCTATTAAAGGAATAGCTATTCCTTTGTTGTTATAACCAACAAACATTACTTTTGTATTTATTCCATCATCAGATGGTGTTGTATATGTTCTACTTATACGAAGACCTTGTAATAAACTTCTATCTGTTTTAAAACTTTTTTTCAAATTGTTTTTAACATTATTAATTACAACTTCTGCCCCTGCTTCTGTCATTTCACCCATCATTTTTGAAGTCTCTTTATTTAATCTTTCAAACTCTTTCATTAAATCATTTGGCAATTCCATTTGAAATCTAGCCATTATTTAACAACTACCTTACACTGCATTTCAAGTTCTATATTTGCCTCATCAACGTTGTTCAAATACTCTATCGAATATATTTTTCCATTATATTTAACAAACATATTTCTAGAGATAACTACTTTAGGATATCTTAATGTAAAATTTGTATAAGCTTTTTCAAAGTCACTATTATTTTGTATTAATGTAAAACCTTTTGTGGTTTTTATCTTAGAGTTACATTTCAATATTAATATTTCTGTAGACTCTTTTTTAAACCCTGCTGTATCCTTTTCATCTAAAATAGACACAATTTGTATTTTGTGTCTATACTCGCCTGGATTAATCATTTTACTCATAACAAATTCACCGAATGTAAGTCTAAGATTGTTTTAACTACATCATTTAAGTTTTTTCCATCAACATAGTAACTTCTACTATCATTCATATCCTGGCATAGAACAAAAACAACTATTACGAAGTCTTCATATATATCCAAATCTTTTACACCTGTATAACTTTTTATGAAACTCTTTGATATTTTCAGAAATTTGTTTAAATCTTTTTTATCTTCGTCATCTATTTCAGATATACGAAGATATCGTGCAACATCTTCTACAGATATTGCACTTACTTTTTCAATATTCATTTCAACATTTGAAACTGATTCAGTCATTATGTTCCCTCCTCTTGTTTCAGGAGTTTTGCCTGAAATTACTATTTTTTATTCGCTGGATTATTATTTGTATTTTTAATATCATCAGAAATTGACTCATCATCTTTTTTTGGCAATCCAGTATCTTCTAATTCTGCTACCTTTGTTTCTAAAGTTTCTTTCTCTTCTTTAAGCGTTTCAACTTCTGTTTCTAAAAGTAACTTTTCAGATTTAACTTTTTCTAATTCTTTTTGAAGTTCCGTATTTGTTGCTTCTTTTTTAGAATATTCTTTGATATAGCCAGCAGCTAAAAGGTCAGCTGCTATTTTTTTATCTTCAATATCTAACACTTGATTCTCATACCCACTAATTAAGCCACTAAAACCTTTTATTACTATATACATAACTAGTTCCCCATTTCTAATTTAGCAATTTTCTGTAAATGTTCTACTTTCATATCAAATTCAGTCCAAGCAACAACTCCTGTAGCATGTTGAGTAGCATATTTTTCTCTTAAAACTTGGATTTCTAAATCTTGAGATTGTTTAATTGCAAGACCACTAAAATCTCCAAAGTGAATTGGTGTAGCACCTGGTGCAATTTCTTTTGCATTATCAGATACATATACTGGATACCCTAGTAATTTACCATCAAATTCACCTGTCAAATCTTCTGTGAATAGGTATCTTCCATTTGCATCTTTTAATAATTCAACTGCTGTTAGAGTATCATTAGACATAATCCATATAGAATCTTTTCTAAATGCTTTCTTAACTTTATTTTTAACTTTAATTAATTCATCAGCAGTTATAACATTTCCTGCTGCTGCAATTACTTTTAAAGTTATTTTAGATAATCCCTCAGCTTTACCAGTTGTTCCGTTTAAAGCTTCTCCCTCTAAGAATCTAACTCCTGCCTCTGCTACTAATTCAATTACTTTGTTGGTAATATCAATATCAGTATTATTGATTAGAGAATTACTTAGTTTAGCTAAAACTCCTGCTAAATGATTTCCTAAATCAACAGATGTGAATTTACCTACTTTGCTTTCCAACTCAGTAAATTCATCTGCATAAGCCATAACAATATCATTATTACTTGCATCTGCTCCATAAATTGGAACTGACAATTTCCCTTTAGTTTTATATCTTGTTGCTTTTTCTAAAATTGGTGATATATCATACATTTTAGAAATAATTTTATTTGCAATAGTTGTCGGAACAACTGCCCCATTATTTCCCATTGTAAGATTTACATCTGCTCTTTCTTCAATTGCATTTCTAATGAAGTCTGCAAACACTTTTGTATCAGTTGCTTCTTGTAATGCTCTTTTTTCTTCTTCTGTATTATTCATACTTCCCTCATCTCCCTCTTCTTTTCTTTTTAAATTCCTATCTTTTGTTATAGCTTCAATAGTACTATCTATTCTTTTGATTGATTGTTCTATTTCGCTAAATCTTGTTTCCTCTTCTTCTGTAAAAGCTCTTTCTTCTGTTTCTACTGTTGAAAGCAAATTTTCCATTTCTACTGTTAAAGTTTCTCTTTCTTCATTCATTTTTTTTAAACTATTTCTCATTATTTTTCCTCCTTAATTTTTTTAATTCTTTCTTTATAATTTTCATAATAGTTTTCATCAACTCTATTTTCTGATTGTTGACCTAAATTTGGAGATTCACCAACTTCTACATAGCCACCCCTTATAACTTCGACTTTGTTATCCAAATCTATTGTTATAATGCCATCCGTAAAAGTGTATGGTATTTTATAAAGCTTGCATGTTTCATCAAGTCTTACATATAAATTATTGTCATCAAAATCTTCTAGCCATGAATCATCAATACTTTTCTTTATTTCAGATGATAACAATTCTCTTTTTTGTGATGCTGTTAGTGTATTATCAGAAGTTTCATTCATTTCAAAGTCACCTCCTCTATATTCAATTATTTCGGTATCTGTATCTCTTAGCTCAATGCTAGTAGCAATGTATGCTGGAATCTTTTTATCATCAATTATAGACACTTCTGTCAGTTCTAATTCTGTGATTATTCTCTCTTCTATACCATCAGCATTTTTTTCTCTAGTTTGATTAATACATTTAAAAGCAAACGACCAACCACGAAGCTTACCTGCTTCTGCCTTTTTTATAACTTCTGCATCCACTATTTCAACATTTGCTCTCATTCCAATATTATCTTCATGAATCTTTGCTGTTTTAGATTCAGTATCTGCTAGTTGTCTATCTTTATCATGATTCAACAAGACAAGAATATTTTTTGCTTTATCAATAGCTTTTTGAAATACACCAGGCATTATTTTTTCAATAAAGGTTCCCCTCGTATCATGAAGTGGTCTTGAAAATCTTTCTACCGCATTAACATAACCATCAATAATTACTTTCCCATTTCTAACTTCTATTTTCACTTGTCATCACCTCCCTCATTTGTTGAGTTAGTACTCGTTACTTGGCTAGTATTTGGGGTGAAATATTTTTTAGTTATTGGGTCATATAAGACATCTGCAAGATTAAATGAATAAACATCTAGTCCCTCCACATAGTCCAAATCTTCTTTATATCTAACTTCGTTTCTATTCATCCAGCCTTTATCAATAGCTGTTTTGTAATACTCAGCTCTTGCCTTGGAATCACCTTTTAAAATTTCATCTATATCAAAAGCAAAATAAAAAGAATCCTTTTCTGATTCTAATAACAAATCTCTATTTAATGCTGTTTCTATTGCACGAATAATAGGGATAATCGCTTTTTTGATATATAAATCATAATCGGAGTTAATATGAAATATATCTCGTATTTCCTCGCTTAACGTTTTCTTTCGCTCATTAAGTTGTAATTCAACTGATGAATTCGAAGCTTCTTTAAACTCTAAACCATCATTTAAGACAATTACATTTTCACTTGAATTACTATAAAGTTGTTTCCATGCATCTTTTAATGCTTTAATTTCTTCTTTACCAAGTTTCTTAGTAGCTGTCAAAAAGCCCTTTTTAGCTCCACCTTTTTTTACTATTCCGAGTTCAAATAGAAGTGTTGTATATGCAGATTCTATGGCTTTTGAAACCTCCGTAATAAGTCCTATCCCAGACCCACCATCTTTTGTACTCCGAAGTATAGTAAGAAATTCGTAAGATTCATACTGCTTACCATCAACCATATACTTAATATCTTTAAAGATTGCATTTGTATTTTTTAATACAAATATTCTTTGAGCATCAGTATACCTTAAACTGACAAACTCTCCTTTTTTTCTTTCAACATAAACATAAGCTCCTTTGTCTAAAAGATAATCTTTTGTTAAAGCTTTTTTCATTTGGAATCCATCTAATGTATCTCCAGTATCTGAATTTAAAAGTTTAATTCGCTTATCTTTCAATTGCTCTGTAATATTTCTTTTAGAGGATTCTTTAATTTCTTCTTTATAAAGTTTTATTGGGAGTGATGCTATTGTATTTGATATTTCATCTACTGCACTACTTACTGCAGGTAATGACAAAGCATTTTCAATTGTAATTGTTTCACCATGAAACAACGCTTTCAATAAAACATCATCTACTTGGTTATTTATCATATCTTCTTGTGTTTCAGCTGATTGTTCTACTTCTCTTTTTAGGAATCTATCAAATAACCCCATATTTCACCTCCCTACAACAAAAAAACAAACTACTAATGGTCTGCTTTCGTTTCTTCTACAATTACACTATATCATACCTAAAGTGTGAAAAGTGTGAAAGTTGTTATTCTGATGTATTTATTACTTGCACAAATACATTTCCATTGTTTAAAAACTCATCTTGTATTAATAAATATATACTATTTATAATTGCCATTACCATATCAACCTTACCATTACTTTTTTTCTTATGCACATACCTATTCATGTTAGTATCATAAGCACATCTCGCATTTTGAAAATTAATCTCCAGCAATTTATTTCTCTCATATTGAAATTGTCCATTCATTATTTTTTCATACAAAAGTTTTGTTGCTGGGTGAAGCGTATCACTATGTTGCCTTATTTCTACTGTATTATATTTTTCATCCCATTTTTGAGCTGATGACAAAGCGTTATGTCTATCAAAGCCAATAGCCATTATGGTTACATCATACTTTTTTTCTATTTCGAAAACAAAGTCTTCAATCACCTTATAATCAACAATCTTATATCCACAAGCAATGCACTTCATAGCTTCTATAAATTCATAGTAATTTATTTTCTCGAATTGATTCTTTTCTTCTATTCTTCCCTCTGGAACAAATGCAATCGCTTCAGCTAAAACTGTCTCATCATCTGCTGCACTCATTGCAACAGAACAGTTGTCATTAGTCATCGCTAAGTCAACACCAATATAAACTTTTCTACCACTCCAATTTATCTTAGCAACTTTGCATTTTTGTACTTCAGCTACATCTATAAAACTTTCAGTCCCTAGACCTTGATAAATAATATTACAATGCTTTGTTAAAAAGTTCTCTCTTAAGGATTCCCTATCAATTGCATTAATTCTTTTTTTTAACAATTCTTTATAAACCGATTCTATTTCTAAAGCTAATGGGTTTGATTGAAGTATAATGTTATCGTCAAAAGTCCAATCTTTAACATCATTCGGCTCATACAAAAGCGAAAAAACAGTCTCATCTTCCTTTACATTATCTAAAATCTTTTTACTATTTTTCACTTCATCTTCCATTGGATTATCAATCGTTGGATATTTAGTAGAAATGATAAAACCTAGTCTGTTTAGAACAAGCAATTGTCCTGACCTCATCGCTTCTACTGCATAAGGACTTGGCAATGCTCCAACTTCATCGGCAATAAAAACGCTTGGCTCTTTCCCATCCATACGACTCGTTGAATAATTAAGAGGCACATATTTCGTTTTTTTTGACTTATGAGTAATACTATCCCGAAGAATTTTAAATTCCAGTTCATCTGTCGCATCTTTTAAAACATCTATATTGGCAGTAATTAAAGGCTCCAATGCTTCCTTGATTTCTTTAGCTAGTGAGCCATCTGGTGCTACACTAAAAAATCTTGAATACATTGGTTCTAAATAAAATAATAGCAAAAATAAAAACGCAACAATAAATGTTTTACCATTCTTCCTGCATATCTCTAATACTACAGTTTCATATCTTCGCTTCTTTTTATCTTCAACAAAAACAGTACAAAGACTTGCAACTATCAAAAGCCATTGATATCCTGCGAGTGCATCACATATTCGCTCACCTGCTTTTACTCCTTTTGCCATAACTAAAACTTTACAAATTTTATCAATTTTTTTTACTCTCTTTTCGTTTATACAATATTTTTCTGATTTACCATCACATATATCTATAAACTCCTGACATTGTTTTTTTACATATATTGGTGAAATCACTTCTACACCTGGATTTAATTCGTAAAATATTTTTGGTGCTTCTATTCTTTCTTCTGCAACTGCTAAGGCATATTCATAACTTGGATGATTCTTCATCAGTCATCATCAGCTTCTTCATCAGCTAAAATATCTGCAAGAGTTTTTTTAGTTGGTGGAGCAACTGATATTGATAATTTTGCTCTAGCTTGTGGTGATAAACATAACTCATTACAACATCTAAAAAAGTCTTTAGAATACATGTCTTTCATTTTTAAGTCTAAAGCAGTTGGTATATAGTTTTCTTGATTCAAATTAGTTTCTATTGCTTCTAATCTCTCAATTGCTATTACAGTCTGATTCAAAACATATAAATCTAGATTTCCCAGTATATCTTTGTCTTCTAATTCTGCAAGTATTGCTTTAAATATCTTTTTCTGTTTAGTATTTAGATATTTACTAGGTTTAAGCTTATCCATACTTCCTTTTAGATTTGTTTCAACTTTTTCTCTTGCAACTCTTTCTTCATTACTCATTTTTGCAGAATTTATATTTATACTTTTAGCTGGTCGTGCCATATTATCACCTCGACTTTCATTTTGAATTCTTATTTTCGGCATATTTTGTTTTTGTTTGGGGTGGGTAGGTCTAGAAAAAAATTATTTTTTATTAAAGTAAAAGGTAGGGGGGATAGTATCTGTAAACACCATATCCCTTACCTGCCTTAAATTACAATCCTCATCAGTAAGTATCTTTAATATTTCTCTAGGTATATTATTATCATCTGCCATCTTATGATGGAAACAACATAGTGTTATCAAATTGTCATCATCAAGTCTTTTGTCATAATCTTCGTGAAGTGGAACTATATGATGTACTTCTAGTTTTTTATGATTAAATACTTGATAAGTTCCATAAATATTAGCTATACAACAACGACAGAGAAATTTATCCCTCTCTTTGATATCATTAGTTTTTTGTTGCCACTTATACGTACTTCTAAACTTATCAGCTTCTGTTTTAACTATCTTTGTTTTATTTTTATAACAAGTATAATTTATATCATGCATCTTGCCACACTTGCCACAACTCTTTAACATATATGCCTCCATCAAAAAAGATACTGATTTCAGTACCTTTAATTTTTACATCTATTCGTTCATTTACACTATAACATAGTTTCAGTGTGAAAAATGTGAAAGTTTTTAACTTTTTTACTACGTTTTTTTATGTTTCTTATCACTTTTATGTTCTTTTAGTAAATCTGCCATTACAATCTTTTGTGCTGCTATTTTCTTTCTAAGCCTTTTATTTTCTGCTTTATATCTAAGCACTTCTGTTGGTTCACTCGCTTTTTGAAGTATATCACTAAAGACTTCATCTTTAGTTTGGTCTATTAAAGTATCGTACTTAGTTTGCAGTGAATTATGCTCTTTTAATAAATTAAAATAAAACGGAACAGCAATAAGTCTATTTATAAAAGTATTTTCGTATCGTTTGTTCATTTACTTTCCTCCAAATATTTCATTAATTTATAATAAGCTGTTGTTCTATCACAATGAAGTTCTATACCTATTTTTCGCCAACTATATTTTTTAAAATATTTCATTCTTATAATTGTTCTGATATCATTATCAGTTATAGATTCAACAAAGTTTTCAATTTCTGCTCCTGCATCTAACAATTTGTTTGTTTTTTCAAGAAGAAGATTTCTTAGTGATATAAGTTTTAATGCAACTCGTTCTGTTGGATTACTTTTAGTAGTTGAATGTGGCATGCCAGACATTTCTATTCCAAATAATGGTGAATTTTCAAGCTCTGTAATTCTTTCCTGGATTTCTTTGATTTCTAATTCTATAGATGAATATTTTTTTAACTTCTCTATATTCATGATGCACCTATCATTTTATCTAGGTTTTTGTTTAACTTATTATATTTTTTAACGTCTTCTATTGTTTTAACTCCAAATTCAAACCAATTTTCTAATATTTTCAATCCATATGCTAATGGGTTTTCTATTGGTGATTCATCAAGTTCAAAATTGAAACCTATTACATTTCTATCATAGGGAATCATTAATCCATTTTTAACAACTTCTAAGCTCATTCCACTTTCTAAGTAATTAACTAAAATATTTGTTATTGAATCATCTTCTATTTCATGCCTTTTCATTAAATCATCGAATAAATTTAGAGTAGTCTCACTAACACTAACACCTTTGTTTTGTTCTTTTTGTTTATCTTCTTTGTACTCTGTACTCTGTTTCTCTTCTTGTTTCTCTTTCTCTTTATTGTCGTTACAATTTGTTACATCATCGTTACATTGTAACACTAACATTTCTTTTTGTCGCAAACGATATTGTCTTACTCTAGAAGCTGAATCACTTTCTTTTCCTGTCATTTGTGCTACTTGAGTCATGTAAATTGTTCCATCATCTAACATTTCCATAAGTCCTAGTTCTTCAAATAATTTAACAGCACTTCTAACTATGTCTACATTAGTATCCGTTATACTCGCTAACATTTGCTCATTGTATGGAACTAATTCACTAAATCTTAAATGTCCTATTGTTTCAACTGATTCTAACATTAAAGCTAAGTAAAATATAATGTAATCCTTTCCATTCGGCATATTTTTAATTACCTTTATATGAGTGCTTTTCAAAAAATTTTTATCTAATTTTAGCCAATATCTCTTTTTTTCAGCTGTTATTTTTTCTTCTTTTGTCATTTAGCACCTACTTACTCTTTTTATCGATGGCATAAATAATAATAAGAGTTACACATATTATTGATGTAATTATAATTCCATTCATTCTATTTCACCAACCTTTTCTTTATTTGTTAAAGATTCACCAACACTAGTGAAATCCTGTCCCAATGCAAGTGAAAGTGTACCAATTGCATTTAAAAATGAATCGATGAAAGCAGTTGTTATATCAGCAAATACATTTGGGCTAATTTTTGATAATAAATATTCTGCATATTCTAATTCATTATTTTTTATAAATACATCTTGACTATCACCATCACAGACAACACAAAAACCATCACTATAAAACTTTTCAACATCTTCTAATATTAAGAATCCATACATTTTAACTCCTCCTTTTTATTCTTTTTTAGAGCAGTATATTTTTCTTTCAAAATTACAATAAATTCCAAATCTTCATTCATAAATTCATCAAACTCAACTGGCAATCCCAATACAAATTTGTTACTAGCTTGATAGTGTTTATAATTCATTACAACAACATATTTTGATAAATCTTTTCCTGCTAATTCTAATTGTTGTATATCAAATCTGATTCTTTCTTCCAATTGATGTGTTGTTAAAGTTTCTTTCGTGTTACTCACTGTTTCTTCATACACTATTTCTTCATCTGCATATATTTTTCTAGTAATAAGTTCATCTCTTGATTCTGATATTCTCTTTGTATTTAAAAATCCAGTTACTCCAATTACTTTTGCTTTAATTACTTCTAAATTTGCTATATCTAAATCGTTTAATATACCTAACTTTGTGCATCTTTTCGAAAGTGCAGCAAGGCTAACTGCTATCTCTGAAAACTCTTCATAATGTTTTTCTATTTTACCATTATCCATTATTTTCCTCCATTTTATAATTTCCAAATAAATATTGCCATCAGTGTGTACATTACAAAATCTATTAAATGCACCACTCGTTTAATTTCTTCTTCTGATTTAATTATTTTTGCCAAATTTATTAATATTTCTAAACCACAAACAATTAAACAATATATTTTCATAAATTTGTCTGCCTCCTTTTTCTTAATGTTTGCAATAAGGTTGTTTAAAATTGTTGTCGTACCAATAACTTTTTATATAATTCGTTGTTTGTCTATCGAACGAACCTAAACTTCTTCTGTTCCACTCTTTTAGAAAAACATATCCAAAAAATTCTTCTCTAATTCCATAAACACTTGTGCCATTGGTACATATCTTTGTATCATTACAAACCAAATATTCTCTTTTATTTTCAACATCATCTACATAATCAATTTTAATATTTAATACTTCCGCTATACCTCCAAGTTCTGCAAAAACTTCTTCTTTTTTAGTCATTTTTTTCCTCCTATATTTGATGCAAGATAACCTATACATTATATTGCATCACTCTTTCTATCAATTTGCCCTGTATTTACAAGGCTTTAAGTGCTATTTTTTATGTTATATACTTTTTAATATTTTTAACCCTCTTTTTTTTGGCTTCTTATCCATATGTTCATAATTTTATTCCCTCTACTTTTTCTACTTCCAATCTTTTTATTCTGTTTTCTAGTTCATTAATAACTTCTAACGAAGCAATAAATAATGTGAAAATATCCCGCTTACTAAAACTATCTGGATTGATTTCCTTTTTATCTACTATCAACGCCTTAGCAACATATTTGTTTAGAGAACTATGTGCCATTGTCATTGTTTTTCCTCCTCTACGAGTTCAATGTTAGTAATATGATATGTTCCCGTTTATTTCTATCCTCCTTAAACTATTTCTATTTCATATCCTAAAATTTCTTCTATGTCTGATTTGTGTAGTTTTTTTGCCTCTTTCATCTCTTCTGTTACTTCCTGATAATCTTTGATTAAAAGGATTCCATTTTCATTTTCTATTTCTTTTACATTCCAATCTTTTCTTTTTTTAGCAAAACACCAACCAAACTCTAATTTCAAATCGCCAAACACACCTGCATTGCCAAACACCATTGCATTGCCATACACGTTTGCATTGCCATACACACTTGCATTGCCATACACTCTTGCATTGCCATACACACTTGCATCACCATACACACTTGCATCGCCAAACACCATTGCATCACCAAACACACTTGCATTGTCAGACACCCATGCATTGCCATACACAGTTGCATTGCCATACACAGTTGCATCGTCAGACACACTTGCATTGCCAGACACACTTGCATTGCCATACACACTTGCATTGTCAGACACACTTGCATCGCCATACACAGTTGCATCACCATACACCCATGCT